TTTGGATCGTCAGGAAGGTCAGGTAATTTATCTATTGGTGTCTCAACCATTTCCACGGTTGCGTGTCTACAGTAAAACGTAACAGGTGCGGTTCTTTTTAGTGCACTATTAGATCGTATTTCATCTTTGTGACAATTTACAGGAACACTACCCCCACCAAACAAGTTTTCTTCTTTACTAACTGTTTCTCCATTTGCACTATAACCTATACGTAAACCACCTTCTATACCTTCATATCCTAACTCTTCAAAAGTATAACCAAGTGTTTGAGATACTGAGGGTACTCCCGATGATGGAACAACCTTTGAAAAGTCTTCTCCATAATCTTTACTGTTTTTCTGTATCTTCTTCATAACATCTATAAAGACACTATGGGCTCTCCTCGCCGATAATTTTACGTTATAATTGTTATCGGCAACAGATGATGTACTAGTAAATATTTTAATTAAAACATCTTTAAGTTCTCCACCTTCAATCCTTGATTTAATAGAGGTTAGTTTGCTGTCATATGTCGTCTTATTATCAACAAGTCTATTGAAACCCTTATCTATTTTATCCCTAACAAGTGCATAGTCAGAAGTACTACCCGTTATCCCCTCGGATTTACCAAACATATTTTCTATGTCATTCTTTTTGTTAACGGTAAGTGGTGCAGTAAAGACCATATCCAATCCGTTTACTAAGTCTTTCATATAAGTCCCGTCAGCCGGTGTTCCTGTTGCTGAACCTCTATTTCCAACATAAGTAGTATATTCGTCGGTATATGTGTTGGGACTTGTTACCGCACTTGAACCTATCTTTGGAAAGTCGTTCCTAAAATATAAGTTAATTAAGGTTTTCTCAGGTGCTTGTTCAATAGGACTTAAATCGGGTGTTTCATATTCACTATCATCCACCTCTACTTTATATTTGGTGATTGATTCTTTATCAGGATTATCCGCTTCTAAATATTTTTGAATACTACCTATATCTTCCTTAGTTAAAGTTGTGTAAGTTCTTATTAACTCATAAAAATCTAATTCCTCACATCCCGCAAAAAACGCGTTTATATAATTGTCAGATTCTTCATCTGACATTCCTTTAAAAACTTTAGTTACTAAAAGGTTCAATATACTTGGGTGATCGACAACTACTTTAAATGATATTTGTCCCGACCTTTCAGTAGATTGATATGTATATATCGGTTCAGGTCTACCTAAAAAGACATTACTTTCCCATCTCGCATTATTTTGTTCCGATACTTTAATATCGTATGGTGGGAACCACATCACTCTACCTCCATTAGGTCCTCTTTCACAAAACGGTAAGTCCGTGTATGTAAAACCTGGTAGTGTAGATGTTTTCCACGCTAAGTTCTCAAGTGAGAACATATATTTTTTTGCCATGTAACCATCACCAAAGGTAGATTCAACAATATTCGTTGATCCCTCAAAAGAACCTTCTCCATTAGACATTGGTGCCATGTTTAAATTCCATGGTTTTGACATCACACTAGAGTCAAACTTTCTTATGTTACCTGTACGTTTCATTGTGTCGGACATATTCATGTATGGGTCGTCTTTTGTCCATACCCTACAGTATTCAACGCCTGACTCTTCTCCAAACTTATCCACGTACTTTACTGCCGATCCTCTCGACATCATTACATTACCTTCTCTAAATATTCTACTTGTTTGGTCGATTGCGTTCGCCACATGTGACCTCGCAGCACCACCGTCTGATGGCATAGTTTCAAGTAGTTCTTGAGTTTTACCTAAAATGGAGTCACTTCTAAACCCGTATTTAGTGGAAAGACTTTCCTCTAATTGAGATCTCTCAACTTGGTATTCAAGGTTACTTTCTCCTAACTTATTTTTTGATTTACTACTGTACCATGTTAATCTACCACCTATTTGTCCTCCTTCAACCACAGAACGTTGTCTCTCAAATAACGCGGTTTGTACGGGATCAAACATTAAACTTAGGTAATAACTACTTCTAACGATGTTATCATTAAAATCCCCCATCGCGTATTTTACATCTTCACCTCTATCATCACCTATGTATGCCACACCTCTTGGTGCTCCCATACCTAAAACGTCATTAATTGCATCACCCACTTTATCAATGAAAGTAAATAATTTAGATGATTGTTGTGATCTTGCTGTTTTTGTGTAGTTTGGTGCATATGTTGAATAACTTAGGTTGTCGAATAAAATATCCTTCTGACCTGAACCTAAATATTCAATCATTAAATCAGATGGTTTTCTTGACAGTTTAGGTCTTCTTTGAATTCCTATTAGAGAACCTAACGCCCCCGTCACATCTTGTATAATTGCACCCAATCCTGTTTGTGCCTCAGGTCTATTAACCGTTGGTCTTCTTGGGTTTGTCAAATAATCACCAGGTATTTCACTCCATGGAAATTCCACACCCGCAACTGTTTGTAAGAAATCAATCGCCTTACCCGCTATGGTTTTGGCAACCGTTACTTTAAAATTCTTCTCTATTAAACCTTCTTTACCTGTAACAATATTAACCGCTGTTGCCAAATTACCTTCCAACGCATCTATTAGTCTTACTCTACCATAAGTGGCGGCAACTAAATTTTGTGTTATTCTCGCTAAAACAGGTCCTTGTTTGTTTTCCCTAATATGTCTTGCAGCAAACTTCATCAACCTCGATTCATTATCGTAGTTGTCGGTCGTCATAATACTAATTAAATTACTATAACTCCCTTGTACAAAATATTCGGGATATAACCCCAAATCATCAATCCTTGTTAAATTTCTTAAAGTATCAACAGTACTAAAATTTTCTGTAGTAAATGTGTTTGAGTTTTGAGGTACTGATAAGTAAGTATTTAGATTATCGTCTACATCTCCCTGACTAATATTTGAATGGTCACTAAGAGACTCTACAGAGTATGCGGAACTAGTAAATGTCTGAGGACCGTTGGGTTGTTGTAACGTCCTATTTAATATACTATCCCTAAATTGACTTGTAGAATCGAAATCTAAGTTACTTGGCATAATTTCTTTTTAATATAAATAGATTTAAGATGAAAAACCCTCAAATTAATTAGGGTCTAAATAACCTTTACCTTGAACCCATCTCTCAGGATTTAACGACCATTCCTTTTGGTAGAACCCAGTAATTGCATCTTTAGCCTTAATTTCAACTTCATGTTTAACTGTCTTATCTTGTTGGGTGGTTTCAAGAGGAACGTTTTGAGGTTTTTTAAATTCGGTTGGGTCTATACCCATTTGGGTTTGTATACCTTTTATAAGTTCCGCCTTTTGTTCACCAAACATTTCTACTAAGGAATCAGTACCTTTATATAATAAACTACTTATATCTCCACCCGCCTCTTTTGCACTCATTGAAGATAATGCTTGTACCGCTTTGTCACCTACACCAGCCACTTCCATTCTAGCCAACAACGCTAAATAGTTAACATCCCTACTTATGTTTTCGACTAAAGTTACTTGTTCTCTTATGAGGTCTTTTTCTGATTTGTCTTTAAATTCGTCTTGAAAACCTATTAGTTTGTCGGCTAGATCACCATTTAATTCACTTAATTTAATTGAACTTTTTCCAAACTCTTCTTCCAATCCCGCCGCTTGTAGATCAATTGACATTTCTCCGTCCTTCATTCTCGCGAGGTTGGTTAGGAATTCCTTGTTTTCAGGGTTAATATTTAAACCTTCTAACGCTAACGCCGCCTGTTGACGTTCTTGTAGTGCGATCGCTGATTGGGTAAGTTCTTTCATGTCTATACCTAACTTACTCGCAATTTCTCTTGCCTGTCTAAGGTTAGCACCTGTCACTTCAAATCCACCTGTCTCCATATTGTAGGTTGCCAAATTACCTGCCACACCTTCCAATGCTCCTTGTAACCCTTCTACTTCATTGGTTGCCATATACATAAGTCTTAGTGGGTCATTAAAATCTCCAAACGCCGCACCTAAAACACCTAATTCTGCAGATAGTTCTAACGCCCCTTCAGGTGAAAATACTTTATCCGCCACTTTAAATGTTTCACTTAAACTCATTCTAATTTCGGTTGATCTTCTAACCATTTTCTCGAGACCTTCAACCCCTTGTTGGAAACCATATTCATTCAGTTTTCCAACATTCTCTATCATTCCTTGAATGGTTTGTCTTGATTGTATTCCAACCTCTAAAGATCGTTTACCCGCATCGGCAATTGATTCTTGTGCTTGTGCCGCACCTATACCTACTTTTTCAAAGTCGTCATATGCACCGATAACTTCGGACATCTTCATACCATATGCACCCGCGATTTCACCCGCACGTACTAACATATCTGTACCAACCAATGCAAACCTACCCGTATCTTCTATTAATTTACCTACAGAATCGGTCATCTCCTTGAAAGGAATTCCCATTCTTCTTAGGTCAGGTTGAGCGTCAGTGACTGATTCCCTAAACTTTTGAGATAGTTCTCCCGCTAAACCCAATTCTTTATTAACAAACGTAAGTAAATAGGATTGTTCTTTTACATAATCACCTATCCCACTCATCGCAGTTTTAATTAAAGAACTAATAACCGCACCTGTCTGACTACCACCATCGGTTGGTGGTTTATAATTCTGAGCCAATTCCTTAAGAATATTAGTATCTTCAGGTGCATATGGTTGTAGTGTTGCTCCGGCAATCACATCAACAATAGAGGATTTAAAATCATCACCACCAACTGAGTTACCTCTTGAACTGTTATTACCAACATTTTTGTATTTGTTTTTGATTTGACCGATTGTCTTATCGTCAAGCATATTTCCGTCCTTATCATTCAGCACTCCCCGCTTCTGTAGGTCGTTAATTATTTTGTTGATATCGTCCATATAGATAAATACTAGTCGGTAGACTTTTCTAACTCAATAATTCGTTCGACGTAGTATCTTCTCATAAACACGGGCATCTCTAAAACATCCCTATGTGAGAACCCTTTTCTAAGTAAAAAAATTGTTTCAGTAAACTGCGCGCTTTTATAGTCCGTAGAAAGGACGAAAAAACTCCACCCCAAAGTCTACTCTAAAAGTGACTTTTTCTCCTGATGGGGCGACTGCGTGGTGTACTAAGTCTACACCTGGTTTGACTTTATTGACGTATTTCCTAAAATCCTGAGAATCTAATATGGGTAAGGTCTCAATAAAATTTCTAATATTCATTTGATCTTTATTACCCTTAACACTCTTGATCAGTTTTTCTAATCTTTTTGTAACAATAGGAGGTGCACCAAGACCGTTCCAACTTTTAGTTATATCCTCTAATTCTTGTTCGTCTTTTGGTGTAAGAAATTTAAATGTAATATCCACTTTAGATTTTTCCATAAAATATGGATACTCACCGTTTTCGTCTTCTTTTAAATCGAATTCTTTATAGGTGAGTTCACTTAAATCAACTGTATGTTCAAATGATTCTTCTGTTTTTGGGTCCTTTAACTCTAATTTTAATTCAGGTCCAAACGCAGTATTACGTAAAAAAATCAGGATTGCCTCCTTATCTTCTCTTGTTAAATCTTCAACAGGTACATCTTTAGTTAAAACCTTTCTTTTTAAAAGTTCTGTGACGATGTCTCCATTTGCCGCTAAGTTTGGTGAGGATAAAACATTCTCATCTGCGGCAGTTAGGTATGCTACCTTTAATGATTTCGTACCATTTGGATAGTATATACCTCTACTTGGTAATTCAACAACATCGTATTGAATTGTTGGGTCTATTCTATATTCGTTTTCCATACTGTTTAAATGTAACTATTAAATAGTATAAAGTAAAGTTTAAATAAAATAAAAAAGGGGATCCTTATAAAAGACCCCCTTGAAATATTTCGACAGATTATTTTTTTAGTATACTTGGATACATCTATCCATTCTTAACGTACAATCAATTGTTGCTAATGCATCATTGTTGTAGTCAAGTTCATTAAAGTTTAAGTCAGTCATAAATGAACCTTGTAAAATCCATTTTTCAACCACAACACCTGTTGGGTCTAACATTTCTAATTCAATATCTTTTTTATACCCTGCAGCATAACCCATTCTTCCTGTTACTGATTCTGCGTGTAATCTAAACCATTCCATTAACGCTTGAGACGCTGATGGTCCGATTGGATCTTTAAACTTAACTCTTAATTCATTCCATACGAATCTACCTGCAACATAAGTTGAAGTATTTAAGAAAGGAATCTCTACTGAGTTGATTTTTGCACTCGGTCTAGCCGCTGATGTTACATACCACTCGTTGATACCCAATGATGAAGGGAACCTAACGATAAATCGGTTAACTCTTTTCGGTTCGTAAGGAACCGGCATTTTCATTAATAAATCTGCCATGTCTGTATTTTTGTTATATTTGTTATTCTATTATTATAAATATATCTCTTCACGAAATATTTTTCTTTTTTATTTGAGAACTACTTGACATTGTCAATTAATTTCCGTATTTTTTTATTACCCAGTAATTACTAGTATGAAATATAGGATATAAATTATATAATATATTAAATCTAGTATATATTAAACCA